GGTCAGGGATATAAAGACCTAATGTGGTAGAAGCAAACGTTTTACATTCTTCAATGTATGCTTGCATCTCCTCATTAGTAAGTTTTGTGGTAGATTTAGTACCGTGTATCCATATACCTTTTATTTGGTATTTAGTTCTTAAGAACATAGATTTTAAAACTTCGTGCATTTCATCTTTATTATAACCTGTTTCTTCAGACAACAGCTTGACAACCACTGCCCAATAATACGAGTTTAAGTTAAGACTTCGTCTTTCCTTTTGCTCCCTGACTGTAACAACTACAGTCTTTCCCTCGTAATTAAGCATATGGTTGTCAAACTTTTCTCTGTCTTGAAAAGTAACCTTGCCATCTTTTATAAAAGCTCGGTGCTTGTATATCATTAGCAGTCGCAGTTTTCTGTAGCTATACCTACATTAAATAATACTAACTTGCCACATCTTTTTGATATATCAAATTTTATTTCAAAAAATATAAAGCTCAGCATTCTAAATTTTAATTCAAATTTATCTAACTGTCTCTTGCTTTTAAAGTAATTTACTACTTTCATAATTAAAATGGTGTTTGAATGTCTGCATTACCTCCTTGCGAAAGACTTAAAGCTTCTTCATATCTAGCTCTATCTTCTGCAGACATTGGTTTATTATAGCTATCCTTAAAAGTAATCTTTTTACCAGCAGGATTAGCAAATTTATATTCAACTCTTGATTTTATTTGTGGAATATTGGTGTCTTTGTCTGTAGTCCAATATTCTCTTTTTGCCAAACAGACTTCAATCTTGTTGTTTATAACAGTATTACAAGCCATATGTGGGTCTTGAAATGTAGTTGCTCCTGCAGAAATAAGAAAAGATTTAAATATCTCTGTTCTTACTTTTGCGGCAGCTTCACTAGTATGTGAATCAACCCCACTAAACTTTAAGAATGCTATACCCTCATCATTACCTACCATAAATTCTGTATATGGTGTGCCCTGATAACCTGGTACTTCATCACTTGTTTTAAACTTTCTAATTTCAACTGTATGAGCTCCTGCACCTAAGTAATCTGACTTAGGCGTAGAAGCATTTTCTATTTTAGTTTCATTCAATTTTGGAAACATTTTTATTCGATTTTAATTAAACACTTTCTTTAGCAAACGTACTATTCATAATAGCAGTTTGTGGTTCAGAGTAATAAGTTCTACATGCGTCAATAACTTGTTTTAAGTCATTGTCAATATGTAAGTCTAAGAACATACCCATAGGACTTTTTGCAGAATCTCTACCTGTTGTGTTTGTTCTAAACCTATACTGAACTCCTTCATCTGTTGCTTTTGTATCTGTAAATAGACATATAACAAATTCTTTTTCTACTCTCTTCTTCCACCTGTTACCATCAATGGCAACAAATCTTTCTTCCACTCCATTATCTCCATCATACACACCATCAATAGCAGTGAATATAACGTACTTATCAGAGTTTTTAGATTTGTCTAGTATTCTACCTATCTCTTTGTTATAATAACCCCATATATCAAAGCCTTTATATCTTATTTCGGCTTCTCTATATATGATTTCTATAAGAGATGTAAAAGATTCAATAACAATAGTTTTAATTTTATCACTCTCCATAGCTTTGTCTAAAGCTGAGTGAAATTCAGATACACTTTTGACTGGTACGTTCATAAAGTCATTAGCATTTTTGAATGGTAGTTGTTTTCTTTCTGTGTTAATCACAGCAGTGGACTTAGGGTCAAGATTTCTCATAGAGCTCGACTTACCTGACCCCGAGGGTCCCACAATAATAATATTCGGTTTCATTTGTCTTTCGTTTTTAAATTAAACAATTCGGTTTTACTTATCGGTTTTTTTTTGTTTTTAGATTTGACGAACTTAACGTAGCCCTTAAACATAAAATTTTTATCTTCATTAAGGCAGGATTCTATTTCTTGAAAAGTTTTTTTAAGAACCTTTTTAACAAGAGTTCTAGGAACTTTTAATTTTTTAGAAACCTTTTTTATACTTTCGTCAAACCTAATCATAATGTACAAATGTACTTAATAAATACAAATATACAAAAATAAAACAACAAAAAGAATAATTAGTTATCCACGGTAAGATGTTGGTAACTCTTCAAACTTTGTTAAATAATCTACAAACCTTAAGTACCTACTACCTATACCTATATTCCTACCTTTAGCAAAAATAATTTCAGCTAATCCTTCTACACTATTGCCTGAACTATCTTCTTTGATACCATAGTACTCTGGTCTATAAACAAATGTAACAACGTCGGCGGCCTGTTCTATCTCTCCTGATTCTCTTAAATCAGCTAAGGTAGGTCTACCTGTTTCTCTTTTACTAACGTTTCTAGATAGCTGTGATAAAGCTATAACAGTAATATCTAGTTCTTTGGCTATATTCTTAAGAGCTCTAGCAACATGAGAAACTTCTTGTTCTCTACTCCTACCGTGTATGTTGTAGGATATTAATTGCATATAATCAACAACTACCATTTCTACTTTTTTAGATATAACATATTGTCTAATTCTATTTAATAAGTATTTTAAAGATGTATTTTTACATTCATCTATATACATATTAAGTTTTTCTAACCTAGCTACACTATTGTGTATTTTAGTCATTTCAACGTCATATATCTTACCTTTAAGTAAATGTTTATTATTGATGTCTGTGTCACCACTAATTAATCTCATAAGCATTTGATTTACAGACATTTCGTATGAAAATACTACAGTAGGATGTCCTAGCTTTACAGCATTTATAGCTAAGTTTAAAGCAAAACTAGTTTTACCCATTGATGAAGCTCCTCCTACAATAACTAAATCTTGTTTTTGCCAACCACTAGTAAAATTATCAATAGATAAAAATCCACTAGGAATACCTGTTAACCCATCAGATTGCATATTTTTTTCTAAACATTTCATCATACTGGGCATTTGTTCTTTGATAGAAATAATTTTAGAGTCATCAATGTTACCAATTTTTTGTGACTCTAATTCTATTTCTTGAACCATTTCAAATAAATCATCATCATTTTGTATTCTTTTTAATGTATTTTCACACAAGTATTTAAGACTTTTCTTTTTACTTGATTGATTTAACATTAATATAAGAGACTGAGGTTGGTATAAGTCGTATGAATTTTCCATACATTTTTGCGCAAGACTTATAGCAGATGACTTATTTGAAAATGATAAGTAAAACTGTGTTAAATCTACTTTATTATTTTGTTGATACTGAACATCTATAGCATTGTATAGTTTTTTATGTTCAGCATTAGTGAATAATGATTCGTTTAATAAAGTATGATTTTCATAGTAATGGTTAGGGTTGTTTATTAGTTTACCCAATAAAACTTGTTCAAAATATTCTATATCATTCATGTTTATTTAATGCTTGATTTTTAATGTCTATTTTAAACTCTAAATACTTAATGTATTTAATAATATGTTGAAGGTAGTATTGGTCATCAGACTTCATTTCTTCTATTCTAAAGTCCATAAAATAATCAATACCATCTTTAACGATATCTAAATCTAATTTATCGTTCATCGTAATCTTTGTATTTTGGTTTAATATAAACCTGTTTAACTTCCTTAATGTCTATGGGTGGTAACTCATCCTCCCAACGTTCGTATTTAAGCCAACGTATAGGGTCTGGAGGATTAGGGTACCACGTATTGTTTTGTGCATATTTTGCACGCAGGACGTTCTGATTAACCAAACTGTCCATGATGATAGTGAATAACTCTGCTGACATCTTTAGTTTAGACCAGTATGTTTTGCATTGTTTTTTACCTACCTTTTTAGGATACTCTTTCCAAAAAGTATCGAACCATAATTGTTTTTGTAATTTATCCATTGGGTTGCAAATTTATATTAATAATTGTTAATATTCAAAAAAAGTTATTAACAAAGAAAGGTGCATGGTTCAATCACGGGCATAGTTAGGGAGAATAATAACTAACTATTACCACACACCTTTCTGTTAATGAGTAGCGATTAACTTTGTTTAAACCTATCTTTTCTTGCATCTATGTACTCTAAAAGCTCTATAGCTTTATTGGTATCTTCAATACCTGTAGATACTATATCACGCAATAGCATACAAGGCTTAGGGTATTGGCTAGAAAAATCCTTAAAAGACTCTATAATGTCTCTTGGATGATTTTCAATATACCTAACAAAACACATACATATCAAAATCCAATTATACATTTTAGTATAATTTGTAGTACCACTATGACACCTAAACTCTACAGTATCAGGTGAATAACTGTAACTACAATTATTTAGATTTAGCCATGTGTATCTTGAACTATGATATCTACCATAAGGATGTGCTGTTTTCTTATTGTTTGTTGAATCAAATTCTGAACTATCTGAATAAACATATTCTGCTAGTAACTTAAGTTGCCTAGAGTATGTTCTAGGATATAGTTTTTTACTTACATATTTTATGTTGCAGTATTTTCCTTTGATTTTGTGACAATAAGAACTTGTCAATCTTGATGGTGGTAACATTGTATATATTTCATCTTGAAGCATTTGACCTAGCATAATAGCTAGGATAGAAAACTTTCTGTTGAAATTAGCTCCACCAATATGAACATGCAGTCCACAAGTTTTATCTACATAGCAATGATTATTATCTAACTCTGTACAAATTTTTGATAACATATTCAAACCTTTGTCGCCCTGAAGAACACCTGTAACAAACTCCATACCATTGACACTACCATCGTGAACTGCAGATAGAGACAAATCAGACCAGTCTAAATTACTGTCACATGTTTCTATTTCTACACC